AACATCATCGAGCCTTAAACATCCTTGTAATACATTCGCATGAATCCAGTGATTGAAGCAATGTTGTCTGTCTCTAAAGTAGAATATTGTTCATAAGGAATAACATAGATAGCTAGAGGCTTGTTGACAATATCCGTAGATGTGGTATCGAATACAATATCACTAGCACGCTTACGCTTAATCCAAAGCTTAATAGTCTTGGTAAATTCCTTCTCAGCATTGTAACCAGCTCCAAAAGCAATGTTAGATCCAGGAATACGATGAATTTTGTCATAGAGAAACTTGATTCCCTTGTCCTTATCAGCAGGTAGTAGCAATACGTTATCACATGTACCATTATTAGCCTTTTGGAACGGATCAAACCGAGCAGTAGTAATAACACCAGCGATAACCTTGGGTAAAGTTGCAACTATAATCCTATACTGAGTATTAGGACGATCTTCCTTATTAGATAGCATCATTTTAAGACTCATCCCCCGAGGTGTGATTCGGTCACCAATACGATTAAGACGTTCAGTACCCTTCAAAATCTTAGCCCATGGGTTAAACCAATTGACAATCGATGTCTCATATCCTGGGAACAAAGTAATAAATTCACCACAATTATGGTAGAGCTCTACGTTTTGAACTCCGATATCGTAGTACTTCGTCTCCGCTGTCTTCAGAAGAACCTTCTTCACTCGAGACTGAAAGTTCATCTTCCGAGAAAACCTCCCACGAGCTTTCCTCTTCAACGTCTTGTACTTGCGTTTGTAATTCTTCTTGTATGGCATCCATACAGTTTTGATGGGGGGGGTAAACTATCCACTTAAATAGCCGTGGTAACTTAGTGGCGGGTAATACTGAGCCGCCACTGGGTACCGTAACGTGACCTCCAAAATTTTAAATTTTTGACCATTTCACTAAACATTTTATTTTCCATTTTAATTTTTTTTTTGTAACGTAAACGTAAAAAGGGGTCTTTTTCCAAGTATCTACGAGATAAGTACGAGTCGCTGCGCTGGCATTCCCACAATCCAAGGATGCCGACCTTGGCTTATTCTGCTACCCTAAACAACTACACTCCTGCCCACGTAGCTATCCTACGTAATGGACATGAGAAAATCTCCTACCTCATAGTAGGACACGAAATTGGCGCTGAGGGAACACCTCACCTCCAGATTTACTTCCAACTTCAAAACCAAGTCAAGATAACCACCATCAAGAAATGGGGTGATCCATGGGACAAGATGCATTTTGAAAACAGCAGGGGCAGTGATGAAGAAAATTACGCTTACTGCACCAAAGATGGATCCTTTTGGGAAATTGGCACCAGGCGTTCTATGCCAGGTAAGGGAGCACGCATGGATTTGGCTAAATTGCATGAGGACATTAAGAAAGGCAAGAGTTATGATGAGATCTGTGACAGCCACTTTGAGGCTTCTATGAAGTACTACAAATTCATTAAAGAACGCATACAGGCCCGAGCCACCAAACTGGAGCTCAGCTTATTGCTGAAGGACTACGACGGTGTTGTATGGAGGCCGTGGCAGCAGCGCTTGCTCGATATGATCGAACAGGAACCGGACGGCAGGACGATAACATGGGTATGGGAACCGACGGGGCAAGTAGGGAAGTCATTCCTGAGCAACTATTTGATGGCCTCTGGGAAGGCGTCTTTGCTGGAGATGGGCAAGAAGACCGATCTGGCGTTCATCCTGTCCAAGGACCTGAAGCAAACCATTATCATCGATCTAACCAGGAAGACGGAGGACCATTTGGATGGGCTTTACAGCCTTGGGGAGGCCCTGAAGAACCGACGCTTGATCTCTCCGAAGTACGACTCGACTATGCTGGTGTTTGGCAAGAAACATGTGATCTTTTTCGCGAACTTCAAACCAGACATGACGGCTTGGAGCGCTGATCGCTTGAACATCATCGAGCCTTAAACATCCTTGTAATACATTCGCATGAATCCAGTGATTGAAGCAATGTTGTCTGTCTCTAAAGTAGAATATTGTTCATAAGGAATAACATAGATAGCTAGAGGCT